AAGAAGGATTGTGGGAATTCAACCAGGAGCACAGCAATTGAGTTCATGCAAGTTTGACCATCAAGATGATGAGATAGGATACTTTGCACAATATGGTGAGCCAGCTCATGACTATGAGGTGATTGCCACATTTCCAATTGCATGGGATACACCATCAGCTGAGGTATTCACCAAGCAAGACCAGTTATTCGCAACCATTGGAGAAATCTCAGCAGAGCTCAATGACTTTGACAAGAATGTACTCAAGATGATTGGAGATGGTGAGGATAGCAATGCTATTGCCACAGCTTTGAACACAAACATTGAGGAGATTGCCAAGTCAATGGCTAAGCTCATGAAGTGGGAGGTCATCACAAAAGGACAAGTCACTGAATTAGGAACTCAACTTGTGAGAGAGGAGCAGATTCCGATTGAAAGATTTGAGGTCAGATATGGATACAGAACAAGACTTGATGTTCCTCCAGCAAAGAGTGGCTCAAGACAATTCTGCGAGAGATTGATGGAGCTTAATAGACTTTACTCAAAGGATGAGATCAACACTATCTCATCAAGAGTGGACAGAGATGTGTGGAGATACAGAGGAGGATGGTATTCCTTTCCAAAGGATGATCCAAGATATCCAGCTCGCACACCATGGTGTAGACATGAATGGATTCAACAATTAGTTGTAAAAAGATAAGACTATGAACTACCTACTTTCAGTGGAGAATCTTAAAAAATTAGGACTCATTCACAACAATACAGATACAAAGCTCTTGGCAGTTGCTATCAAGAGAAGTCAAGACATGCATATTCAGCCAGCTCTTGGAACACCGTTATACAATGCATTGCTTTTGAGAGTTGAGACATCCACATGGACTCCTGACTATCTCACATTAATGAATGATTATGTGGTGCCATGTTTGGTTGCATTCGTTGATTACAGAGCAGCATTACTCTTGAATGAGAAGATGACAAACAAATCAACAGGAAGAGTATCTGATGAGAATCTTCAGGCCAACACATTGACTGATGTTCATGAATTCAGAGATCAGTTGAGAAAGGATGCATATTTTTACAAGGAGAGACTTGTTGGATTCCTTATGGATGACCAGGCAACAAAATATCCAGAGTATTGTGATATGTGTTCTGATCATTGCAATGAATATGTGAAGAAAGATAAGACAGGTTACAGGCCATTAAATTGGATACAATGAAATTCTCAAAGAAACAGATTGATAAACTCAAAGCATATCTAAATAAGGATGGAAAGAACATTAAACCAGCTAATGAAAGAGCTGGAAATAATAGCAACACAACACCGGCAGATAAACGAATTCTTTCAAGGTGATTTCATTGATGCTGTCTCAAGAGATGCAGCTCAATATCCTTTGATGGTTGTCACTTTACAGCCTGGATCAATGACTGATCAAGCTGTGAATGTGAATATGGTCATCTCAATCTGTGATAAGTACAACATCCAAGAATATAGACAAATCAATGAGATACATTCTGACTGTCTGAGCATCTGTAATGACATCAGAATCACATTGCAGCAATGGAGATTTGAGGAGTTCATGGATATCAATGGAGATATCACAACACAACCATTCATAAACAGAGGACCAGATGTCACAGCTGGATGGACAATCAATGTGAGTGCATCAATTTATGACTACAATGATTGGTGTTCCATTCCTTATGATGACTATGACTTTGAGAATGGCAATCCTCCAGGTCAAGATTGTGGAGATCCAACAACAACATATCAAGTGTATGTCAATGGCTCACTTGAGGATACATTCACACAGGACACAACAACTAATAATACAATAAATATCAACTTATAATGGCAACAACTACTATCAATGTCACAGCTCAGGCATATGAGACAGTTCAGAATGAAGGATCTAACTTGACTCAGAGATCAACCATTGACTTTGTCGGAGCTGGAGTCACAGCATCAGACAATGGCAGCAAGACTGTTGTCACAATTCCTGGTCCTGTTGCAACAACTAACTATGGCCTTTTTGCTCAGACAGCTAATAGTCCAACAATCACAGGCACAACAAGTGAACTAACTTTGATTGATGGTGGGGTTGGATCATTAAGTGTTCCAGCAAATGGCTTCAGTGTTGGTGATTCTTTCAGACTTGATATGGGAGGAGTGATGAGTGCTCAGAACAATAATACCATCACAATAAGATTAAAGAGTGGAGCTGTCTCATTAGGTAGCTCAGGAGCATTGACCATGCCAGCAATCACCAATCAAGTGTGGTATCTGACAACAACATTCACAGTGAGGTCCATTGGAGCAGCTGGTGTTGCATCAATTGTTGCATTGTCACAATTCCATATCTTAAAATTAGCATCTGGTACTCAACAAGGATTTGCTTGGAACACAGTCAACTCAACAACATTTGACACAACCATAAGCAATACATTGAATATCACAGCTCAATGGAGTTCAAACAATGCGAATAACTCAATTTATTCTGATATCTTCACACTATCCAAAACATATTAGCATAATAAGTATGAAACAACTTTTACAAGAGGTCGGATTCAATATCGGCATAAGTGTTGCTGGATTCTTTGGCTCATTGATTCTGATAGGCAAAAAACAAAAGAGCAATCTCAAGACAACTTTCTTTGCAATAGTCACTGGAGTGGCAAGTGCTAACTACATTACTCCAATCATTATTGACATGACCAGGTTATCTGACAAATATGAGATGAGTGTTGCATTCATCCTTGGATTCCTTGGTGTTAAGGGAGTTGAATTTATTAGTGATTATTTAATTCAAAAAGCTGAAAATAATGGAGCTGATAAAAGTGATAAACCAAATAGCTGATTTAATTATTGCAATTAGTTTGGTGTTTTTTCTTTACTTTGTATACAATGAAAATGGAATGATACAAAGGATTCACTATATTGAGAGATTATTTGTGAGAGTTGCATTGTCTCTTGGATCAGCTGCATCTCTTTATGACTTTTTATCTCAGTCAAACAAAGCTGCATTTTTAATACACATGAGCTTTGCTATGATCTTTTCATGGGGTGCATATTTCCATTACAAATATTTTATAAAAAAATGAGTTATAACTGGCTAAAAAAAGAGACAGGACCAAAGATATTGGTTGAGGCTGTCAAGCACATTGGTGTTAAGGAGATTGTTGGAAAGCAACACAATCCTGTCATCATGCAATGGGCCAAAGCTCTTGGTCTTGAGAAAACATACACGAATGATGAGATACCTTGGTGTGGTTTGTTTGTTGCTTATTGCTGTCATGCTCAAGGATTGGATGTTGTCAAGGCTCCATTGTGGGCATTGAACTGGAATAAGTATGGCAATGTTGCCAAGGTGCCAATGCTTGGTGATGTATTGACATTCACCAGGAATGGAGGAGGTCATGTGGGCATCTATGTTGGTGAGGATAATACTCACTATCATGTACTCGGTGGCAACCAAAACAATTCAGTCAGTGTATCTCGCATTGAGAAGTCAAGACTCAGCCAAGCAAGAAGGACAGCATGGAAGATTGCACAGCCAGCAAATGTCAGAGTGGTCCATCTTGAGGCCAAGGGAGTAGTAACAACAAATGAAGCATAATGAAAAAGAAACCAGGGAGACCAAAAAAAGACTTGAATATAAACATTGACACAAAGAATGTGGATATCAAGATAACCAGAAAAGATGGCGTCACAGATGTCAAAGTTGATACACCAAAGGTTGATGTTGACTTTCATAAAGATAATGAAGGAAAGAGCATTAAAATTGATTCTGATCCAGTTGATGTGACCATTGACAAGGGTGAGGTCAAGGTTGATGTCTCAGAACAATCTGGATTGATTGGAAAAATAGCAAAGATTCTATTGAAGAGATTCAAAAAATAAGTATCTTTATCTCGCATAATTGTTTAATTAATTGTTAATCAGGAGGAGCCATTCAATTTTGAGTGGCTTTTCTTGTCTCTATTGTGTTAAAATTTGTTAAAATTATTTTATAAGTGAAAATACTTATTAACTTTGATGAACATTTAAAAACAATAATTATGGCAACATTCGTTTATTTATTACTACTTTATTCAGTAGTGGCAACTCTTAAAATCAT